TGTAAACGTAGGTACAGCATTTATAACAAATGCACTAGAATTAGTAACAGAAACAACGTTTCTAACTAAAGAAGTTATACCGGTATTACTTTGTAAATAAACTTTAGTGTTTGAGCTAAATCCTACAGTGTTAACATTTGTAACAAGAGTGCTGGTTGAGGAAACGTTACCAGTGTTTGTGATTCTGTTATTTGAGAAGTAAACTTTTTCTTCTGCACTAAACGAACCTAATATAGAATCAACTGTTAAATACTCAGAGTCATCATTATTAAGAACACAAGTTGCGCTCAATGGAGAAAACGATGCTCTATTGATAGAAAACTTAATGTCTTCTTTTTGGTATGGAGTCCAAGTTTTGTTGTCAGAACTGGTAAACATAACACCAACGCTACTATTATTAAAAATAGGAGATCTGGTAGCAATATCTACTCCACCAAGTTCAGAAACCCAAAGCGCATAATTAGGATTGTTACCATCAGGTTTAATGCAGAAAGCGTAATTGTTATTGTTTTCTAAGAAAACAGGCGCATCAAAGGTAAATCTAGTTCTAGCACTACCATCTGCTGATACATTTATTTCTGATGAAGTCAAATGTTTAACGCTAAATGGAATTACGTTATAACCTGGGAAACCATTTATGACATTTCTTATTTCTAATGTCACGCCTAAGTTTGGATCTTTAGTATTGAAGAAAACGTCAATAGAAGTTATATGAATTCCTGGTATAACATTTGGCTCTTTAACGAAAAATGTTTGTAGGATAGGATCATTGTCTCCAGATACCCATGGACGCCCGTCATCACCATCGTCAACTTCAACACTTACGCTAAAATCCCAATTAGTATCTGTATCGACAGTAGTAATAGTTCTATTATCAGTAACGTTATCTACAGTTACCTGAGCTTCAGTAGTATTCAATGTAATATTATTTTTAGCATAAGAAACGTTTGAACCAAAATATTTACTGGTTGCAAAAGACTGTATATTATCCCTAAACAATGTGAGATTAGATACGTCGACTAATTTGAAAGTTCTTTCGCCGACAAAGAATGTATTTGCTGGTATAGCAAATACACCAAACAATGTACCATCAGACGAAGATTGTAATGTACTAGCAGAGGCTACAGGAACGAAATTACTGTCTGTCTTTAAACAATATATCGAAACTGGAATATCATCAAAAAACGCATAAAAAATAGTATTTGGCTTGAGACCAAAAGCAGTAAACTTAACTAATTTCGGTCTTAAATATGGCTGAATATTCAAATCTGTAACATAAGAACCAAACTCATAAGTATTTTGAGTATTATTTACAGCAAGTTGTGTTCCTGAATTTGTTTGGGCAGAAGCTGTGGTTGTTGTAGTTGTTGTAGCTGTTGCGGTTGTTGTAGTAGTCGCATTACCATTCGTAACTGTTGATACATTTGTATCGACTTGTGTAGAAGAATTTGTGCTAGAAGAAACTTCTTCCCAACCTCCCCACTGAGTACCCCAAGCCTCTTGAAGGTTTAACCAATTAGAGTATAGATCAAGATTTACTGTGACTGCAGGATTAATAGTAACATCAGGCGAAAAGTCGCCTTCTGGATTCAGCTTTAATGTACCATTCCAAACATAATTAACATCTTGAGAACAGTTTCTTACTTTGCTGGCAAATGGTTGACTGATATAATTTTCGACTTGATTATAAGCTAATGATATGAGTCTTCCGTTAGGAGAAATTGTTGTACCAGTGCTTAAACCAGAATTATATTCAGAATCAGTTAGAGTTGTTTGGAAAAATGGTCTAGCCTCTGTTTCTTTAGAATCAATAGCAATTTTGTATTGAGGATCTAAAGTATTACCAATATCATGACCGATGAAAGGGTCGGCCAAAATACCATGCTGGAATCGATTTCCTCCAGTCGAACTAGGTATCAACAAACTCTTTGTTGATAATTCTAGAGTGCTCAAAGATGTATAATATTCCAATTGAGTAATACGACGATCAAGAGTGCCGATATCTCGCATAGTATATCGACGATTTTTATAATAAGTTAAACTAGTAGTAACATCATATCTTCCGCTCGAGCGAGCTTCTGATGGAGCAAGAGATGGATATGGCGGAACATTGAGTACTGCAAGACTCATCATGTTAGGAATATCTTGCGGTATAGTTGGTGATTCGCTTGGTGCACCCTCTAGAACTTTAACGTTACCTCTAGAATCGATACCTACCTTGTCGAATCTTCCAACATAATATTGAAGATCGGCTTCAAAAGAAGAATCTGGTGTTGGTATAAATCCTGTAGTTAAAGTGTTAAATACTACAGTATTTGATGGGTTAATTGTAGCAGAAGCATCTGAAGTAGTATACACAGCTGTATTAGTAGTATATACTCTAAAATCTATAGAATTTCTTAGATCGCGAGCTCCTGAAGAAGGAGACTGATAAATTGGTATATTTTGAGTCAAAATAGTATTAGCAGTAACACCAGTATCGTCTACTGGATAAGAGTCAATACTAAAATAACCGATACCTTGAGATGCGTCTACTTGGAATGTATCCAACTCTATCAAAAGTTTAGAAGCAGAAGGTAAAGATGCGCCAGACTTTAATCTTAAATGAGCCAAATCATAAAATGCGTCTTTTTGACCGTTGTCTAAGATAAAAGAATTGACAAGATCTGGATTAGAATTCGAGTATGTGGCGCCAACGTATACATGCTTCAAACGAAGAACGTCTGGGTAACCAAGGCACCATGGTCCAGTTGTACCACTGTTAGCTGTATCAATTTTTACCTTAGTATCAACATAAAGAGTTTTTCTTAATGGATTAGCTGTTGTTCTACGAATGTCGTAGTATACTTGAGCGTTAAAAGATGTATTGAAATTTTTGCCAAGGTAAATCGATGCGCTTGTAGAAGAAGCAATGTTAATATAGGCGCCATTTAAAGACGAAGTATTAATAACATCTCCTGGTACAATAGTCCAAGAAACATTAGCTCCTGACCAAGAATTAGTCAAGTTTGTAGCTAATTCTAAGCTAGTAGCACTATTAATTTTACTAATTTTCTTAACTTCGCTAGCTATAGAATTGGCTATTCTGATAGAAAGACCGACAGCTAGATCGTCAGTAAAGTTAGTTGATACACCTATTAATGCATTTGCACTAGTGTTAGAAACAGAACCTGAAATGTTTGCACTATTAGACGAAGTTGTTGCTACAATAATAAAATTTTCTTCGTTAGTGTTACTCAATACTCCAGTTCCGTATGGAAACTGATTAGTACCACCAGTTCTAGTAGGTATGGTTATAACAGCATTACCAGTAGATGCAAACACTACTGTATTTGAAGTTCTGTAATCAAATTCAGCTTGATTATTAGCACCAAATGCGTATAAAGTTTTTACAGCTTTCTGATTGAATGGATATGTAAGTGCTTGTAAATTTGGTTCTTTTAATACAGCTATACCACTTTCTAATACTAGATCGGCAAAACCTTTATTTGAAGAACCATCAATGGCATACAAACTTCTAACTGAAGAGAAATTTTGACCGCTATTCATCTTGATATTGAAAAGATAAAATCTGTAGACTGAAGAGGCTGAACCTGGGGTTCCATCATCTAGTTGGATAGCGATTATATTAGCAGTACCGATTTCTGAACCAGCTGCAGAAAGACCATTTACTGAGGTACCAATACCAACTGTTGAAGTTACAGCTACAGCTGCAGCGCTTCTTAAAGAAACAGATTGCAACCCGTTGGTGCCGAAAAGACCTGCATATTCTTTAACGAATACATAGCTTCCTAAAGTTGTTGTTAATACTTGTTGATTTAGAGACTTTACATCGGTGCCTCTACGAACTGTATTTACAAGCTTACCGATAGTTTCGACTCTGTAACCGTTAACATATGCAAGACCAGGATCAATTTCTAATTTAAGTTGATTGGCAATAATGTCATTATTAGCGTCAAACTTTGTTCCGAGACGAATATTAAAAGGCTTGATGATATAATTACCACTTTCGTCCATAGTTCTTTGTGCTAACTGTTTACCCAAACTTGAGTAATTTGGGTCGGTACGAACTATTGATGGATTACCTTCTGCAAAATCTACAATAGAAAAGAAACTTTCAGTATTTGAAGTGTCTAAAGTTCCTCTTGATACCAAAGTAGGAGTTAGTTTTAATCTATGCGCTCCAGGAGCAGAAAAATTAGGAGCTCCGGCTGCATTATCTAGTAATGATGTATTTGATTCAGGGGTTTCAATGGTCTCAACAGTTTTGTAACCTACAGAAAGACCATTTGGTCTATTATTGTATTTTGTTAAAATTAAACTTTGCGCAGCTGTTGATATGAAGTAACCTTTTTGAAAAATAACACCTTCTTGAGCATGAACGATATACCCAGATCCTGTCGGATTAGTGTTTCCAGAAACAGCATTACTTGCAACAACTACGTTACCAACTAAATTATTCGAGCTAGTATAAATTGAAATGGTTTCTTCTGGAGAAAACACTGTTTGCGTTCCATCATCAGAAGAGCTGGTATATTTTACATAAAGAGTGTTAAGATCTGGTGATCTAGCTATCGAACCTTGAGAAACATTTATGATAATAGCATTAACATTTGACGAGCTTCTGGCATAAAACCCATCAAGGTCAGAAACAGTTAATGCTGTACCGTTTGAATATGTATCAGTTATCTTAAGGTAAGATACATTATTATCAAAAGAAAGTTGACAGCCTTCAACTACAGACCCTTCGGTAAAAATTTGTCTACCAAATTTATTAATCTGATCTTGTTGAATAGACTGAGACTCGTTAAGCTCTCTAGTTTGTACTGCAACGGATGGTCTATAAAGAACTTGGTAATGATCGCCATTGGCGTTAAATGTATCAAAATATGGGCTTTTAGATAGATCTGTTTCTAAACTCATTAGTTCCTCTAGAATTTAATAATAAGCTTTACTTGCTCAGTAGAAGTAGGTGTTTTATCGAATTTACTCAAATTTTCCAAATATATAACTTTACCACTATTTTTAACTAGATCTGGGTATCTAATCGAATCAGATAAAGTGACAGTTCCTTCAGCGCCACTAATGTTACCAGTTATAACATTATTTCCTATTTGGAATTTGCCTAGAAATTGTGTAGTTTCATTACCAGTTATATTGTCAACATCAGATAATACTAAAACGTTATAAACATTATTTATAGTTGATGATTTAGTATTAGCAAAGTTTATGATAGTATCACCGCTATTGAAAGGTTTATTTGTAGTTTCATTGAAACCGTTTGTTGAAACTCCAGATAACTTCAAATATTTAGCTGAATTGTTAGCGAATATTACAACAGCATTAGCTCCAGAAGTAGTGTTTAAAATAATATCTCCAACAGCAAATGGTGCTACAGCATTATAAGTTATATCAATTTCATCTCTGGTGCTTATAACTTTTCCAGTCGCAAAAGTTACATCTTGAGTCACATATTCGTATTTTTCAAAAGGTTTAGTTGAAGATGTTAATGTTATTCTGGCTGTTTGGTTAACGATGTTACCAAAAGAAGAAGTTGCATTAACAGTTCCATTGCTTGTGTAGATAGCTACAATATTAGCATAAGTGTTAGTGGACGGAGAATAGATAGCATCATTTTGAGCAAAAGATCCAAGAATATTAGTTAATCTAATTTCATTGTTGGATATTACTTGATTAATTTGAGCTGTTCCACCAGGAACTATTTCAGAAATAGCTTGAAGTTCCGAAGACAATATAAAATATTTCGTATTTGCTGCAGTAACAAAAGCGTTCGCTGATGAAGACCATCCGTAAATAGCAGTTGATGTATTACCTGTATTAGAAGAATCCGCTACAAAGGTTCCTGTGGTGCTCTTTATTTCGATATAAGAAGTATTTGAATAAACAACTACGCCAGCTGCATTTGAAGAGTCTTGAACTAATATTTCACCAACACTAAAGTTGCCACTAGAATTTGCGATAGAAAGCGCAGTTCTATCAAAATTATTAAGCTCAAACACAGCCTCTTCTAAGTATGGATTTTTGATTATTCCTACAGTTCGGTAAGAACCATACAAAGGCAATTTATAATTTTCGTTTAGGGCAGTATCAAACTTTTTATTAATACCAGCATAAACAGAATTCAATTCTGTATATGGATCTGAACCATGACCATTAACAGGACTAATTTGAGCCTGGACTACAGCTCCATTACCATATAAGGTATTAGCTGAAATTGACACATTAGCTCTGGTATAATTTCTACCACCATCAACTATAATAATAGAAGTAACTGATCTATTTGGGTTATTAGAACTTAAATCTACTGTACAATAAGCTAATGCTTCAATTCCATCGCCATCGATATTAACCCTCGGCGATATTACATACTCGGTTAATTCGTTAGGGGAGCTATATGTAGAAATGACAGTGGCATTACCAACTTGAACACCTTCAGCATTTCTGACATTAATTTTAGTGCCTGACTCGAAACCACCTTCGTTAGTTTCGATTGTAATATTTGGATATGATTCAGAAAAATTAATATAAGCTCTTGTTTGTGAAGACAACCCATAAACAAAAAGATTAGCAACGTTTGAGAAATTGCCTTGGATGTTAGACAATATTAGTGTTGAATTGTTAGAAAACGATATGGTACCATTGGCAGCTTGTGAGGTGTTTGAAGAATCAACAAGTGCAACGGTTTCACCAGTAACAAATTTTTGACTTGCTGGAGTAACGTTCGAATATGCTAGTTGTGCTGAATCTAAATTTTTGTAGACAATATAACCATTTGCATTTAACTTAATTAATGAGTCCACAGTTACTGCAGCAGGAACAATATAAATGTTCGCAGAAGTATAATCTGTGGTTAATGCAGTTGCAACTGAAATTGTAGTAGTGTTAACACCAGTAACTCTTCTAACTTCTGTATTAGCATCCTCGCCAACTCTAACGTAATCATTTATCGCAAATTCTGTGTTAAAGGTTGTTCCGGTATTTGATAAAATTTGGAAAGCGTTAGCAGTAGGGTCAACGTAAACTGTTCCGCTTTTTTGAACTGCTGCATAAGAAGTGTTGAAAATTGGGTATGCGTTAGTAAAATCAGTATTACTAATATGCTCAATTTTAAACGTTGTTGCATTAACGCTTCTTAAAACGCCTGTAGCTTCGGTTTCTGACTGGAAAACAATTTCGTTTTCGTTAAAAAATCCAGTTTTATATAAGAAAGTAACAGCTGTCGATTTTTGAGTAATTAAGCTGCCTACTGTAAACAAGCCATTGACATCAGAAAGATTCAAGTTTTCATAATATTCAAAAGCAGGATCAACAGAAAGCAGTTTATTTACGCCATTGTAAGAAGAAATTCTTCTTAATTGTCCAGACCCATATCCAGCCTTTAGGTAAATAGATGAATTGGTATAATAATTATCTACAGAAGAAGAATTAGAGTTTAGTTCTATGACATAATTGTTAACGAAATTTTTAATAAATCCTGTTTCGTAAACTTGGAAATTGTTACCACCATTCAATAGAATTAAATTATCAATTGTTCCAGGTACAGCATTAGACACAACTTCGCTATTAGGCGTAACAGGGAAATAAGTCGTAGTTTGGAATTTTTCATAGTCATCAGAATTTACAGTGAACATATATTTCCAAATGTATCCATCCGGAGTTTGGAATGTTCCAGCTGTTTGAGTTACTGAAGGCTTAAAGGTAGATGGAACACCATTTGTATTTTCTGGACCATAACCATTATAAATGCATTTATAGACTTCTCTAGTATCTGTTATTACATAATATGGTTTTGAATAAAGATTGGCGTCTTCATTGTCATATTTTGCATAAGTTGTTCCATTTGACCAATTGTACCTTTTGGACATATGAATGACATCTGCAGGTGTTATGACTTTAGCATAAACCATTTCTCTATAAACGTCTAATTCCGTTTGATTTACGGAAGTATTAGCTGGTTCAACAGAAGCCTCATCAATTTGTCCATTGCCATTTAACCATGGCTCGGCTCGACCAACAAAAACGTAATGAGAATTTTTGCTATCTTCGATAGAAGAAATGAACGTATTGACTAATTCAACTTTATAATGGTTTGTTAAAACTGCCATTTTTATAAAAAACCTTGTTATTTAAACTATTTATTACAATCCAACAGCTGTCCAAAAAACGTTAGTAGCTGTAGCATTCGCAGTTCTAATTGCTGCTACAGTGTTATTTACACTTATAACAGCCGCTCTGTAGGTAGTGGTTGTATTGTTACTAGTAGCAGTTACAACATAAGCGTTGGTAGTATAAGCTGCACTAAATGTCGCATTACCAGCACTACTATTAGCAGAAACCCAACCCCAATTCAATTTGAATCCATTAGGCAAATAAGTGTAGCCATTAGCTCCGTTAGTGAAAGAACCAACAGTAAGCGTGTTTGATATTACGTTAGCAGAATTGACAACCAAAGCAGTAGAATTAACTACAGAAGTGCCAATAGCTAATGATACAGGAGTCAAATTAGCTGAAGCAGTAGAGTTAGCAACTCTTACTAAAGAATTAGTTAAAGAATTATTAACTGTTGAATTGCCGATAAACAGCGCAGAAGAGTTGGTAATTACGTTAGAGCCAACTGATACAGCAGTGCTATTGACTGTAGATATTCCAACTGTCAAAGATACTGGTGTCAAGTTAGCTGTAACTGTAGAGTTAGAAACCTGAACTATCGAAGAAGTAAGTGTTGAATTGACTGTAGCATTACCAATAAATACCGCAGAAGTATTTAACGCTACATTCGAGCCGACTAAAACTGTTCCAGAAGTAACGTTAACAGAAGAAGTAGAATTAGCTACTCTTATAATTGTTGAGTTAGCAACAGTAGTTACTGTGCTATTACCAGAAAATAAACCAGCGGTATTAGCAATAGAAGTATTCGTGGTTGTATTACCAGATGAAATTGTTCCGGTTGCTTGATATACACCATAAATTTCATCAAAGTTATCGTTAATTTTATCCATAGCTGTACGTAAAGGATCACCAGTTCCGTCGTTAGCTGCCGATCCAATATTAATTGTTTGTTTTGCCATTTTTAAATTTCCTCTTTATGAGAATAGCTTATCTACTGTGAATGTTGAGTTATCAGAAAGTAATGTCGAAGAATCGGCAGTGTATTCCACATCATTATATAGATCAACAGTAATACCGTCTCTATCACTAGTGAATATATCAGTATCGACCGTAAAGAAATTTCTATCAGGGAATATAGTTGAACTTTCTAAAGTAATTTCGTCATTTACTAATTCGTTTCTAATTAAATACTTGCCAAATAATTTCATACCTGTTGGATGAATAAGATCCATTACAAATTTTTCGTAAGTTTCTAGCATTCTAGACGCCATTATCTCATACGAATAATTTTGGTAGTAGAAACTATCTTGTAAAAATATTTTATCGCTTGTAAAACTGCGATTGTCTTTCCAATATCCTTTTCCTATACCATTCAAATCTACCACAGAAGTACCGATAACACTATATTGGTTATTTGAAGTATTCAAAAATACTGTAGAATCTTTAGTGTATCCAAATCCGCTGTCAATTATTTCTATAGCAGTAACTATACCATTCGCGAAACCAGCAGAAGCGTTTACAACTGCGTTAAACCCTTTAAAACCGCTTTGACCATCATCAAGTTTTAAACTATAAACTAAAGGTTCTGTAATTGTAACTACTGGATCAGAAGCATAACCTTCGCCTGAGTTAATATTTTTTAACGATGCGATAGTTCCAACTTCTAAGTCATATGTAGTTAGAGCATTTCCAATTAAAGTGTCTAAATTTTCAATATCAGGTATTGCAACTTTATCAAACATCCAATTTGTTTTTCTACTAACAACACCAATATCAGCATTAGCTACAACAGTATTATTAATTAGTTTTTCGCCATATATGAAATAGCCAACTTGATTGTTAACACCAATAACCGATGAATTTGAAGAAGTTATGGTAGCTGTAGCATTTACAATTTCAATATCATATAAAGCGTTAATGGTGAATACAGTATTTGAGGTATTACTTGTTAAGTGAATACCAACCCCTAAATTAGCATTATTAACGTCGGAACCTTTAAATTGAATGTAGGATCCGTCAGAAATGGTCACTGTCAAATTGCTAATTCCGTATGAAGAATTAGAAAGATTCTCACCAACAGTTAGTATACTAGAAGATAATATATTAGCATCTATACCTCTAACGTTTACATTAGCCATGCTAACCGCATGACCAATCGTAAATGTCCCCAATATATTTAAAACATTAATATCAAAGCCAGAAACTGTACTATCTAAAATAGCAGCTTCATAGTCAGAAATGGTATCTGTATTAATCCTTAATATTTCTTTATTTACTATACTACCAATTTGAAAATTGGCATTCTCGCCACCAGTGTTTATGTAAACATAACCAGTGTTTGGAACATAAGCTCCAAAGGTAGTACCATCAACAGTGTTGGATAAAGTTGAATTGTGATATAGTTGAAATGTATTAGATGTTACAACGTTCACATAATATTCATAAGATCCAGTGTTCAGTTCATCCATACCCTCGATCAAATCGATACGTACAGATTTCCCGCTTGTTAATCCATGTGAATTGGAAGTTTGAACTATAACAGGATCTGTGTTACTAGCGTCACTGACACTTAAAGCAGCGCCATCAACATGAACGATAGCATTCAAAGAAAAACCAGAACCACCATCTAATAAGTTGAAAGTTACTTCACCATTTTTAGATCTGGTAGAAACAACTCTTGCTAGTCCACCTTTTCCAGTTCCGGAAATGTTTAGAACGTCACCAACACTATAATTTAAACCACCTTCATAAACGCCTACTGAAGACAATGAACCAAATATAACAGGAGCGTTATCTGATGTTATTTCAGGAAGCTGCTCTGATAATATCTTTTCACCATATTTAAATCTACCTTCAATATTTGATAGGCTCAAAACGTTTACAAGTTTATTATTAACTTGCCTTGTAAAATAATTTTCGACTATGGCTGTTGAATTGAACGAGCTCGAATAGATTTTTTTACCAATAAAATCAAACAAATAAGGGCTATCTGATACCTCAATATATTTTGGTAAAACCCATTCGTTATCAGAAGGTTTGAATATATATTTTCCTGGAACATATATCTCAATGTCTTCGTTGAACAGCATTCTAAAAAGTAAGCTGTAAGACCTTTCAGTACCCTTTGATCTGTAAAGATCAAGTATGTGCTTCATGAGTAGAGTTTTATCTGCTACTATGTTTTCTGGTAATGAATTAATATATTTGTTCTTAAAATATTTAATGAATGCAGTTGTTGTAGTGTCTAGATCCCTATATTCCATAAGAGATCTAGTTTGATTGGTTATATTATCAGATTGCTCTAACCATTCATAATATGCTTTAACAAACTCGATAAAGAGCGGTCCCTCTTCTTGATAAAATTGAGGGAACTGAGCTTCGATAAATGGTGTTATAAACTTTTCTATACTCATTATTTGTTAACTATACTAATGTTTAAACCAGAAATAGTGTCTATGTTTATTATTGTATTTCTATAACAATAAACATCTTGTTTAATTGGAGTAGCATATATTCTTAAACCAGAACCTACGCTGAAATATTCTAGTGGTGAAATACTTACTATACCTTTAACATAATCAACAAGACCTACTTCGATATAATTTGTAACTCCAGGAGTTTTCTCGACTCTATAAAGTTTACCTGTGCCTAGATCTACATTTTCAATTTTGTCAGCAAAAGCGTAAGATATACCGCCTGAAACATATTCTGTGCTGTACACTGTACCTTTTTCAATAGCATTATCGTAAATACAAGTAATAGTAAAATTAGTATTCATTGGTGGTGTAAAAACTTTGAATATTTGAACACTAGATTCATTACTCAAAATACCATCATCACAATCATTAATAGCTTGTTCAAGTTTAGACATTCTAAAAGCAGTATTAAAGTTTTGTAAATTTTCTGTATTATATGTTTTTATAGCATTTATTGCTGCAGCAATTATTGTTGTGCTAGTAGAAGAAGTATTATTGAAATTAACATGAACCTCAGAAGAAACCGTCAAATATAGATATTCAGGATCGATTACTTTAGTTCTTATACCAATTGTAGTTAACCCATTAATGAAACTTTGAATGTCGTCTTTTCTGTAATCAGTTAACTGATTTCCTGAATATGTGCTTGGAGAAATATAAACTGTTCCGAATTCAACTGAATCGTTAGAAATTCCTCCACCGTAAATATTTACATATTGTACTTCTGGAAAATTTTGAAGTATTGTTGTTCTATAATCGTTTTCTGTTATGCAACGACCTTGTGTTTGAAAATGTCTAGGAGCGTTAAACTTAATAGAGTTTATAGATTCTGCATTTGCTCCACTTATAGAAGGAGATATTACTTCTATGTCTGATGGTAAAGCATACCCTCCATTAATAGTTCCAACATCGCTAGAAAGTTCAAATGCATTTATTCCGTTACCATCTGAACCATTACAAATTCTATAAGATGCATAAATCACAGCGCCATTTTTAGGTCTTTTACCAAAAACATCATCACCGAAAGTAACCTCGTAAGTTCCTTTTTCAGAACCTTGTAAAAAGTAAACAGTTGAATTAGAATTCAAACCAAATAGAGTGTCAGCGTAAGTGTATAATGTATTTGAATTATTTTCTGATACAATAACTTCTAAACTGTTAGTGTCTACAGAAGCATCAGAAAGAGAAAAACGTTGATCTTCTATATTGTAATTGACAACAAAAGACTCTTGGAAATAAGAACCTTCATAAATTTCTAGATTACTTACACTGTAAGTTGAGTTAGTAGACAGATAAGAATTAGTTTCACTTGTAACAAATTGATAAGAACCGTTTGAATTTATGCCACTAAAAACTGTACCTTTACGGATAACTAGAGGATTAGTAACACCAGTGGTTTCTAGTGTAAAAGATACAACAGCTTGTGGAGATCTTTTTGAACGTGGTAGATAATTTAGTTCTTTAGCGTGAGAAATAACTGAGTCTAGCTTTTGAGCTGAATCTAAAAACATTTCAGAAGCGATCATGTTAAGATAAAACGAATTTAGATACGTGTTATATGTCATAACGTCTAGAAGAACGTTTATGTTAGAGCCTTCAAAATCGTAATCTTTAAAAACAGACTGCGAAGTTAGAAAATTTTTAAAATTTTGTTTTAACGTATCGAAGTCTAAAGAACTTAACGATAAAGAACTATTAGCCATTAGCGGACTCGTTTAAGAAGAAATGAAAAAGATACTGGTTCTGGATTATTTATTAGATTGTAAACAATAGTTATTGAAATACTATTTTCTCCGTAACCAGAATTTACCAAAACTTGTATTAAATTAACTCTTGGCTCATTATTTTCTATAGTATTTTGTATATAAAATTCTAAGTTATTTAATGTATCTTCTGTATTGTTTTCGAATAGAATTGAATTTACGTTAGAACCGACAAAAGGTTGAAATAACCTTTCGCCCAAATTTGTTAAGATCAAGTTTTTCAAAGACTGACTGACGGATCTTTCATTAGTCAATTTACCCAACTGATCTCCAAAAGGAGTTTTAGCAAAACTATTTGTGAAATCGCTAAAAAACTCTATTTTCTTTTTACTTTCAGTAAAAGTATCTGCTCTTGTTATTGCCATCTTTAACCTTCTTATTGGAACTTTGTTGGAGGAGCCTTGCGACCAGTCTTTGAATCCAAGCTTGGCTGACCAGTATATGTTGGTGCAGTAGCAGAAACATCAGAAGATGTAATTTTCACACCCTTTCCTCCAACCTTTAGGGTTATAGAAGAAGGAGATATTTCTATTTCTGAATCGCCAACTTTTAAAGTAATTTTAGTAAGACTTGAAACTAGCAGTTCTTCGACTGAATTGTAAACAGCTTTCGAAGCTGTATTCACTATCATATCATCACCAGAGAAAATTTGAAGTTTTCCTCCTTCTACTCTGGTGTCCATATTACCGCCTTGAACATGCGTTTGATATTCACCATCGGAAATAATTACTATTTTATTTCCTTTAATCGAAGAAATATCATCGCCTTCTAAGCTATAATGATTACTGCCAGTATGTTCTGATACTACATCGCCTTTAGAAGTTTTGTAAGTAGTTCCTTCGGAATTATTTTCGAAAACACCTTCTTGGGCACCGCCCATTCTTTTACCACCAACACCGTCATAATTATCGCCGCCAGTAGTTTTTCCGTTATCGCCTACGGTGTCTTGATTATTAGTAGAATGATTTTTTTCGTCTTTATGACCATCTGTGTTTCTAGATTCTCCACCAGATACATAG